CTTTCTATATGTTTTGATTTTAAATAGGCTGGTACTTGATTATATTTTCCATTCAATATACTATCAATAGTCAAGCTACCTGCTGTAATTTTTAAATTTGAAATTTTTCTAATATGACTAGCTAATTTTGCTTTATGAGCTATAATAAGCATTCTCTTTTCATTCAATACATTTTCATATAATTTAGCAGCTTCTTGTCTAGCAAACCATTCCTCTGAATGAAAATAACCCTTGACATAATTTTCATGTTTTTTTATAATAGTATCAATGGTAATTATTTTTTGCTCTAATTCATTTATTTTATTTTTGAGTGATGTATATTCTTTTAAATCTTCATCATAACAATTAGTATAACCTAATTTCTCAAAAATAGTGTCTTTGAAATGGAGCAAATAAAATTTAGCTTCAGAATAAGAAGAAAAAAGAATATTATTAAAGACTAAATTATTATCAACTGAATCTTTATAGATTTTAATGAGATTGGAGTGACTCTCTATATAGTATCTGCTCATTCTGTATTCTCCTATTAAAATGATATAAGATAATATCTAAAAAAGTGAGGAATATAAATGAAAAATAAGAAAAAAGCCGATTGGCTGGATTGGCTATTAAGAATAGCAATTGTACTAGGAATTATTGGAACATTCTATTTTAGCTATAGTCCAGCAAAAAATTATGTAACCGCTAAACAAGAAGAAGCAAAAATTGAAGAAGTTTCTAAAAAAGTAGTAGAAAATATGTTGCTCCTAAGCCACATATTAGACCTGCAGCATTACAACATAAAGATTCATTCGCTAAGAAAGTTAAAGATAAATTATTAAATAAATAGGAGGAACTGAAATGACAGTAACTAAAGAGAGAGTAGAAAGAGCGTTAATGACAGGTATTGGTGCTGGATATTTACAAAAAGTAAAGACAGAACCAATTAGTGAAAGTGGATTAACATATGAAGATAAGGTATACGAAGTATTCGCAATCGATAAAGTAGCGTTTAAAGGTCAGACAAAAAATAAAACAGTATATTTATCAAATAATAAACTACGTGATATTGTTAAATTCTCAAGTGCAGAGATGACAGTAGATATTGGATTCTTTCCAGAAGGTTTCGTAGAAGAAATGAGTGGAATGATTAAGCTTGCAGATGGTGCATACGTTCAGGGGGATAGTCCGAAGTATAAATATTTCAGATGGTCATTCCCTGTTACAGATGAGAATGGTGGAGAAATTATTTTCAACTTCCCATACTGTCAATTAAAACACCCAGATTTCAATGCAGAAACTGAAACTGATGAGAAGAAAGAAAATATTGCACAGGTTACTATTGAAGCATTCCCAGTAATTGGAAGTGGAAGTAAAAAAGTGTACTCTAAAATTGACTTACGTACAACTAATCTATATGATCGTGAGAAATTATTATTAAATGGTTTCTATGACGCAGACACTTTAAAAGCTTGTATTAAAGAAGGTCAAACAGATTCTACAGTAGTTCCAAGAGGGTAATAAATAAGATTAAAGAGCCGACATAAGTTGGCTCTTTTTGGAGGTAATAAATGAGTATTTTTACAAAAAATATAAAGACTTTTAAAACAGATATTTTAGGTCATGAAGTTGAATTAAGATGTAATTTAGCAGTTTGGTTATATCTAGAAGCAGACTTTGGCATTAAACAAGGTGAATGGGCAGATGTTTATTTAAAAGAAAAGAATATTGCTAGTGCTAAATTTTTAGTATCTATCTTGAAAGCCAATAAGCTAAAAACAACACTTGAGGAAGTTTTAGAAAATGTCACTGATACTGACTTGGAAGTATTTATTCTAAAATATCAAGAAGCTATGTATGGAGATCAAACAGCAACATTACTTCAAATGTTAGGAATTACTGATGATAGTGAACTGGGAAAGAATATTTTAGAAGAACAGGTAGAAGACCTAGTTCATACACAACCAAAAGTAGTGAGCAGAAATCCGAAGAAAGCCAAGAAGAGACAGAAGAAATACAAGAAATAGATTGGGACGATATATTTTATAAGTGTAGAACTTGGTTTAACATGACTATGGATGAGTTTATGTATGATTTTTCATTAGAATATATTGTTTATATGATTAATAGATATATCGAAGATAATTATACAACGAATGATTCTGAAGAAGGCATAAGAGTTACTAACGCAAGTAATATATTATAGGAGGTAAAAATGGCAAATTACATGGATAAAGTTGGTGTCATACTGACTGCAGAAGGTGTAGGGTCTTTTACCTCTGCTATTAAGCAAGGTGAAAATGCCTTACGACAACTTCAAGCAGAAGCTAGAAGAAATATAGCTTCATTAGGTAGTGGTGCGAAAGCATACGATATCTACAAGGCAAAGATGAGTGGACTAACTACTCAAATGAAGCAATCAGCAAGTAATGTTAATAATTTAAAAGATAAATATGATGCTTTAAAAAAATCTACTAGTGAAATACCTAAAGAGATTGAAAAGTTATCGAATGCTTTCAGGCAAAAACAATCAGTTCTAAAGACTAATGGAACGTTGTTACAAAGTCAAAAGGAGCATTTAAAACACTTAGAAAGCACTTATGGTAAGAGTAGTGCTGCTGTTCAGAAATATAAAGAAACAGTAGCAAATACAAGCAAAGCATATAAGAAGACTGAACAAGAAGTCAAAAGTCTTGAAACGCAAATTAAAGGCTTAAATAGTACGTTAAGTACTCAACAGAAAGAATTAGGAGCATTACCAACTAAAATAGCTAATGCTGAAACGAGTTATTTTAAATTAAGAGATGCAGTCGAGAAAACTCACTCTGCATTTAGAAATAGTGGTGGTAGGTTAGCTGATACAGCTCAAAGATTTAATGATGTTGGTACTAGGGCACAAGTTCTAGGACAGAAAATGTCAGGAGTAGGTGACGGTTTAACAAGAGCTACTGCTGGGATATCTTCTGGAATGTTATTAGCTGCTAGAAGTGCAATCAATTTTGAAAGTGATTTTGCTGGAGTAGTTAAGACTGTAGATGCAACACCACAACAATTAGATAAGATTAGACAGAGTTTCTTAAATCTTTCTACAGAGATCCCTGTTAGTGCAAATGAATTAGCTAGAATTGGTGAAGTAGCTGGGCAGTTAGGTATTAAAACTGAAAACATAGTTGATTTCACAAAGACTATTGCAGATTTAGGAGCTACTACAAATTTAAGTAGTGAAGAAGGTGCAGCAAGCTTAGCTCAATTCATGGCTGTAATGGGAACAAGTCAAAGTAGTATTAGAAATCTAGGTTCTACATTAGTAGAATTAGGAAATAATTTTGCAACAAATGAAAAATCTATTGTAGAAATGTCACAACGACTTTCTGGGATGGGTAAACAAACTAATATGTCAGAGGCTGACGTGTTAGGATTAGCGGCTGCAATGAGTACCGTTGGTATCGAGGCAGAAGCTGGTGGTAGTGCAATGACACAGGTTATGACAAAAATGCAAAACGCAGTAATGTCAGGTGGAGAAAACTTAGGTAAGTTTGCCAAAGCTGCTGGAGTTAGTGCTGGTGAGTTTGCTAATGCATTTAATAATCGACCTGTAGAGGCACTTGGATTAGTTCTTAAAGGTCTTAAGAATGTAAAAGAAAGTGGAGGTAATGTTAACGATGTACTAGCATCATTAGGTGTAACAGGTATTCGTGAAGCTGATGCCATGAAGAGACTTTCTGGAGCATTAGATGGTGATAGTGGATTAGGTAAAGCCTTAGAAATTGCAAATAAAGGTTGGAAAGAAAATACAGCCTTAACTAAAGAAGCAAGCATCAGATACCAAACAAGTGCTAGTAAAATTCAAATGGCTAAGAATGAAATTCAAAAAATGGCCATTGAAATGGGAGCACAGTTATTACCTAGATTGGCAGAAGTATTGCAACATTCTAAGCCTGTAGTGAAAACATTAGGTGATATGATGTTATGGTTTAGTAAATTACCACCAACTGTCCAATTAGCAGTACTAGGTATGGGACCATTCTTATCTGTTTTAGGTAGATTAACAACTGGTGCAGGTGCAGGAGTTAAGAGCATAGGTACTCTGATTCAATGGTTAGGTAAAATCAGAACTGGTAAAGCAGTAGCTGATGTTGCTAAATTAGGTACTGAAATTGCTGGAGTAGGAACTAAGGCTGCAACTACTGGGAGCATGGCTTCTATGTTAACTAATCCATATGTTGCAGGAGCTGCATTAATTGGAGCTGCTTTTGTCGGATTAGGATATGGAATATATCGTGAAATGACAAAAGATAGTAGAAATCATGAAGCATCCGTTGAACAAACTAACGGAAAATACAAAGAGTGGTATGACCAAGTTATTAAAGGTGCAACACAATCTGGAAGTGCAATCGACAGATTAAAAGGTGATGTTCAAAATAATAGTAAAGCCATAGTAGAGGAAACTGAAAAAATTAAAAAAGCTAATACCTCAATCATGGAAAGTCTTGATAAAAACTTTAAAGAAGGTAGTTGGTATTCATCTGATGGAGAAATCAGAAAGAAACTAAAAGAGAATCTATCTTTAAGTGATGAAGATGTAAATGAAATTGAAGGTAAGTTTAGAAACTATGGAATTATGTTAGGTAATTCATTATCAAGTATTCAATCAAGTTATCTAGAGAATAAAACTATTACAGCAGATTATGCAATGGCTCAAATAAAAACTATTAACGATTTAACATTATCTACCGTTGAAGGTATTGAAAAGCGTAGACAAGCTGAAATGGATAGATTGAACGCTCTTAAAGCACAGGGAATAATTGAGGAAGCAGAGTATAAAAAACAAGCAGAAGTTGTAAAACAAACCTTTGATACTCAGATTAATTCAGCAAAAGAAGCACAAGGAAGAATTAAAGAAATTCTATCTAATGCTGCAAAAGACCATAGAAGTTTAACAACTCAAGAGATGAATGAAATAGAGAATCTCTATAAGAGACTAGGTAAGAGTGCGGTAGAGGCGGCAACCTCAAGCAAAGAAGCTCAAGACCTTCTGAAAAAAGGAATGGAAGAAACAGCCTTAGCCGCTAAAATTGCAGCGTTAAAACAAATTGGATTGATTACTGATACTAAAGAAGAGTATATCAATAATTTAGGTTCTATTGAAGCCAAAGTAAAAGAAGTTAATGAAATTCTAAATAATTGGACTAGTCACTCAGATATTAAAGCTATAGGAATTAAATTTGAAGGTCATGATCTTGTATTTAATTTTAAAAGTGATTATGAACGACTTATGGCATTACCAGACATAATGAAAGCAATAACTATTGCTGAAAGTCAAGGTCGTACTATTAAGATGACTAAAGAAGATTTAGAATGGTTGGATAAGAAAGGAATACATCCTAAAAATGTTGAGATTGTAGATAAAGCAAGCTTACCATTAGATAACATCAATGGGAAAATAGATACATTTAAAAACGCTAGTTTGCCGCCTAAATCAATTATGTTAAGAGATGAGGGAAGTACAAGTATAGATAATGTATTTAAAAAGGTTTTAGATTATAATGCACAAGCTGTTAATGAAAAAAATCTAAAAGTTAATGATAATGCAAGTCAACCAATTACAGATGCACAAGGGAAGTTAGATTTATTTAACGGAACAAATCCTGTTGATAAAAATTTATCAGCTAGCGGAAATGCTAGTCCATTTGCACAAGATGCAACAAATAGTTTAAATGTATTTGCAGCAACTAATCCTGGCACTAAAAGTATCATGGCACAAGGTAACGCAACACCATTTACAGACACTGCTAAAGGTTCATTAGATAGGTTTAATGCAACACCTACACCTACAAAACAATTAGAAGCTAATGATAATATCACGAGCAAAGCTAATAGTGCTTCTTGGGCAATAAGAAGTATTCCTCAATTTTGGAAATCTGTTATTTCAGTAGCAGCTAGTGGACCTATCCAATTACTTCAAAAATTAGGATTGTTTGCTACAGGTGGAAAAATTGATTTATATGCTCATGGTGGGAATATAGATATGTTTGCTAATGGTGGTATGATAGGTGCTACTCAAAGTTTACCACCAAGATATCAAGGTATTGTAGGTGAAGCTGGCCCAGAATTATTCCAAGTAACAAGAAGTGGTGTGAACATTACACCATTATCTACAAGAGAGAAAATTAAAGGAATAAGCGGAACATTAGCAGAACAATATGGAGCTAATAATCCTAATGTTAATATTACCATCAACGTGACAGGTAATAATATAAACAACAAAGAAGACATTGATACATTAGTAAAAGAGATTGAACAAAAACTAGTGAGATCTATGAAAGAATACAAAAATATGAGTTTTGGAGGTGGTAGAAATGTCGTTACATTATAATGAATTAATCTTCAAAGGGAAGTCTACCGCCGATTTTCCCTTTGAAATTTTTGTAATGGAAAATGATGGAATCAATAAAGGGAAAAGAAAAGACAAAATATTTACATCTGATGATATGTCAGGAGGAATTGTAAGAACTTCTACAGCTTATGAGCTTGTAGAAAAATCATATAAGCTATTAATCCACAATGTAAAATTAAACCAAATCAATGAATTATTAGTGTGGTTAGAAGGTAGTGGTAAATTAATAGCCTCTGATAATCCTGGCAGATATTATGAGGTATTAACAGTATCTGCAGTAAGAGCTAGACTGGGTGAAGTAGATGAATATGAAATAGACGTAGTATTCACTTGTAATCCATTCTCATATAGTATTGCATCTGATATTAAGACATATACAAGTAATGGAGTTATCAACAATGAAACCAATGTAATAATGTATCCTAAAATCACTCTATATGGAAATTCAACAAGTGGCACATCATTAACCATAGGTAATCAGGTAGTCAGATTAAAACATCTATCTGAAAAGCTAGTTATTGAATGCAAACAAGGTGAACAAAATGTATATGATAAAAATGGAAATCTATTAAATAGTGTAATGCTAGGAGCGTTTTTTGAGATTAAACCAGGAGTGAGTGGAATTGTTCTAGGAAACGGAATTACTAGGTTGGAAATAGAGTGTAGATGGGGGGCGTTTATTTAATGTTATGGTTATATGATGAATTTGAAACAGACTTTACTTATAACGGAATAGTGTTGAATAATGCTTACGATTCAGACATTCACTGGGTATTGAATACAATGTATAAACTAACATTTAAATATCCAACAGTAGACAATAATCTTTATTCTTTCATTGAAAAAGGAATGATTGTAAAAGCTGATGAGCATGACAGAACAAACTTATTTAGAATTAAGGATATTGATATATCTGAAAATGATAAATGTGTTACTGTGACAGCTTATCAAAAGAACTATGATTTTAGTAAAAGGTTAGTGAATAACTTCGGAAGACTTCGTGTAAACTGTATGTCAGTGCTTGATGAATGGTATTCAAACTTTTTATCTAGTGAAAAAGATTTCTCATATTATTCAGATATAAATGCTATTAATTCGTTTGTATCACACAATGATGATACTGATAATATAGATAGAGA